TGCAATAAACATCTGTCATAATCTAACTTATGGCAGAAGATAAATACAAGATATAGTATTTTTATTTTTAAAAACACTAAATAGGAGGGCAGTATGTCCGAAGAAACCAAAAACGTAGCAAGCGAAACAGTAAGTGAGCAACCTACCCAAGAAACACCAGCAAGTTCGCCTGATGATGGTGCATTAATAGCAGAAAGCAAAAAGTATAGAAAAAGGGCGCAGGATGCAGAAGCTCGTATAGCGGAAATGGAAAAGAAGATGGCAAAAGCAGAGGAAACAAAGTTAAAAGAGAAAGAAGATTTTAAAGCCTTATATGAAAAGGTGTCTTCTGAAAATGAAACTTTATCATCTGTTGCGGAAAAATGGACTAAATATGAAGAAACAAGACGTGCTTCTTTATTAGAAAAACATCCTGAAGAAGATAGAGAGTCTTTACAAGGTTTACCTTTAGACACTCTTGAATTTGTTACGAATAAAATTAACAGCACTAAGGCTAATGCTCCAGAGGTTGCAGGAAAATCAAGAGGACATAAAGAAATGCCGACAGATTGGACTAAGCTTGACCCAAAAGAAGCTAAGGCTAATTGGGGAGACATATTGAAGTCTGCTAGTGCTAAAAATAAAAATTAATAGGAGAAAATAATGTTTAATATACAAAACGAAATAGGCTTTGAAGGCGGAAATAGATTCGTTGTTGCTCAACATAGATATGTTATGAATTTCCAATTTGCTGTTGGTGATTTAATGGATACTACTTCTGGTGCTGGATTTATACCTGAAGTATGGTCTGATGCAATATATAGCTTTTTCTTTCAAGCTAACAAACTAAGAGGCTCTGTAGATGATTATAGTGCTTTAGTAAAAGGTAAAGGCGATACAATACATATCCCAGCTATTTTAATGCAAACAGCTCAAAGCAAAACTGGTTCTGGTGCTGTTGTTTGGGATACTAATAAAGGTTCTACTCCTCAAGCTCACGATGTGACACCTGTTGATCTATCAGTAGACACTCATATCTATCAAGCTGAGATTTTTGAAGACATACTAACTATTCAAGCTCAATATGAATTGGTTAGCAAATATGCAAAAATGTTTGGTGAGTCTTTAGCTAGAAAAGTTGAAACTGACTTATGGGCTGAATTAGATGGTTTTCAAACTACAGTAACATTGACTGCTGACGATGCAGTTGCTGCTGCTGATATGGAAAGCATCTTAGCTAATCTATATGATTTAGATATAGACCCTAACCAAGCGTCAATGGCTGTTAACCATCTAATCCTTGCTGACTTGTTAAATCCTTCGGCAGGAATTGGAACTTACTTTACAAGAAACGATGCTATCCCAAGTGGCGGAAACGCAGCTATGGGCGCACACGTTTCTTCAGGTGCAGTAGGATTGATTTATGGAATGGATGTATTCTTCTCACAAGCAATCAGTACTGGCGGTACAAATAGAAGTGGTGCTGTTTATGTTCCTGGTGCTTGTGCTTTTGCAGCATCTCAAGACGTAAGAGTTCAAACTCAGTACGATGTTGATTATCTTGGTACTAAAGTCATAGCAGATATGATATATGGTGTTAAGTTGCTTGATAGTGCAACTAACAAACTAGGACTTAACTTCGTTAACGCTTCATAGTCAATAAGCGTTTAATCTTAAAGGGGGTGGGAAACTGCCCCCTTTTAATAAGGAGAATTTATGATTTACTTAAAAAATAAGCAGGGCGGAAATATAGAAGTTTTTAAAGACGTTGATTCAAAATCAGCAAATAATCTTTTAGATTCAGGTCAATGGGTTAGAATAAGCGATACAAAAGAACAATCTGAATATGTTTCTTCAAAACCTAAAAAGAAAAAGGTGTCAAAAAGTGGAAAATAAAGAAAGTAAACCAGCTTGTAATCCAAATACAGTAACAGGTCAAAATAGAGTTATCAGAAAAAAAGGTGATTTGATGGGCGCTGGAAAAGGCGACTGGTTAAGAATTGGTGTAGAAGATAAAAAATATAAAGACAACTATGACAGAATCTTTGGTAAAAAAGATACTTTAATAGCCAATAAAATTGTCGCCAAATAAATATCAATACTGGACAGAACAATATAACATTATGAAAGATATAATAGAGCAATTAAAAATACACGAAGGTTATAAACCTAAAGTATACAAGTGTACTGCTGGGGTAGACACGATAGGTGTGGGCTTTGCTATTAAAGACTTAGAGTTGTCTGAAGAAGTATGTGACTTGATCTTGCAAGAAAAATTAGAAGTATTAGAAGAGAGATTTGAGAAAAAGTTTGATTGGTTTAAAACCTCTCCTATAGAAGTGAGAAATGTTATGCTTAATATGGCGTACCAATTAGGGTTTAGAGGTTTTTGTAAATTTAAAAAAACTATAGCGTATTTAGAGGACGCTGAATGGGAAAAAGCTTCAGTAGAGATGTTAGACTCAAAGTGGGCAAAGCAAACTCCCAATAGAGCTAGAGAGTTAAGCGAGATAATTAAATCTCTTTAGTTGCCTTCTACTTACGTCATTTATTAATTTATGTCATCAGATGAATACTTAGATAAGGTTCTAGCTTGCCCTAGATGCTATCATCGAGGTCTAAATAAGAGTGGCTTCGATAAGGCTAAACAAAGATATGAGTGTAGGGCTTGCAAGCACAGAAGTGTAAATCCTATAGAAGACCTTGAACTTCTTAGAGAGAATGTTAAATATCGTAAAGAGAAGCAAAAAGCTCAAGATGTTAGCAGGATTGAAAGGAAAGGCTTTAGGGAACACGCAAGAATTGAAAACGCTGTAGAAGAGTACAGCAAAGAATTAAAAAAGCTTTTTGAAAAGAATAAACTACATAAGTCGACTAAAAGCCATAAGATTAGTAAAAGGGCGGTTGGGGTCATCCAATTTAGTGATGTTCATTTTAATGAATTAGTCGAACTTCAGAATAATCGTTATGATTTTAGGGTTGCATCACAGCGATGCCAATACTTCGTAGAGAAGGCATCAGCGTACTTCAAAACAAATGGGGTTAGCCAAGTTGTGGTGGCTTTAACTGGAGACCTAATGAATAGTGACCGAAGGCTGGATGAATTATTAAATCAGGCTTCTAATAGAGCTAATGCAACATTTTTAGCTGTAGATATAATGCAGCAGGTTATACTAGACCTAAATAGTAAGTTTAATATTAGTGTGGCTAATGTAGTAGGGAATGAAGGTCGTGCAAATAAAGAATTAGGATGGTCTAATCAAGTAGCTACAGATAACTATGATTATACTATATTTAACTGCCTAAGATACCTTTTTAAAGACTCAAAGGTACATTTTATAGATGGTGATCCATCTGAATTAGTTATTAATGTAGCAGGGCAGAACCTTTTAATGCTTCACGGACACGGTTCGGTAGGAGCTGGCATTGAAAAGGCTATCAATCAAATATGTGGTAGATATTCAATGAAAGGTATAAAGATAGACTATGTTATATTTGGACACGTTCATTCGGCTAGAGTAGGAGATTGCTTTGGAAGGTCATCTAGTATGGTGGGGGCAAATGACTATTCAGAAAAGGCTCTGAATCTCGGTGGAAGAGCAAGTCAAAACGCTTATGTGTTTTATGATAATGGAAACCGAGATGGGATTAAAATAGACTTGCAGAATGTTGATTGTAAAGGTTATGAAATTGATAAGACTTTGGAGGCGTATAATGCAAAATCGGCAAAGAAAAATCGGAAACGAGAAACCATATTCAAGGTGGTCGTATAGTACATCCTCGTCTTTGTACACTCCATATTGTACGAACAGACGATCTTGCACTACGCTTCCAATTTTTTCTAGGAGTGTTTATGGTAGATAGTTTAAGAACAGTAACGGCTGGGGCAGGTGGTATGGTCGTTACTTGGATGGAATGGTTGCCAATGATGGTGAGGGTTTTAGTGGGGCTTGCAACTTTTGTATATATATGTGTAAAAATTTATAAGTTAATGAAGTAATGAATGAACGAAGAGCAGTTAGTAGCGCAGGCAGAAGGATTCTTGGGAAACTGGGTATGGTTATTCATATCTGGGATAGCTCTTCTATTATTTAAATCTACGATAGAAACTGTCGTTGAGGGTTTGAAAGTCTTTCTTGGTAAAGACATTAATACCGATGACGTGGTTATTCTAGATGGTCGCCCTGCAAGAGTTATAAGGGTTGGTATGTGGAAAACAACATTCTTTGCTTACGATATTGGAATGGCTAATGGGAAGCCTTATGTTAAAGGTGGAACTAAAATCCAAATCCAGAACGATAAGCTAAAGGAACACGTTATAGAGAGACCTTTACAAATGTTAGATTTAAGTAAGTGGGAAGAAAAATGATTAGCATCAAAGACAGAAAGATGATGAATCAGTTAAGACAAGAAGTTGATGTTAAAATTAACAGCTTTGGTTTAAAAATAAGAAGACTTGAGAATGAAAATATAATGCTCAAGTCTAAAGTTATAGAATTAGAAAATTTAATTAAAGGAGAATAATATGGACTGGGTAGCAATGATCTTAGGAACAAGTGGTGGTGGTGCAGTTTTATGGGTATTAAAAAAGATACCCAATGAAAAGATTTGCAAAGTCGTAGAAGGTACTTTTGAAAAATTAGGAATATTAATGACAGCAGGTTTGACTAAGTTTTGGGCAACTAAGAAGCTATGGAATAGCACTATAGAGCCTTATTTTATTGATTTGATAGATAATGTAGTAGGTGGTGCATTAAGAGGTCTTATTAAAGGTCTAAGGTCAGATAACAAGAAATGATACAGGCTAAGATATTAGGATTTGTATTAGAGCATTTATTTGCAAAAAGCAAAAGAATGAAGAAGATATTGGATTATGTTAATAAACCTAACAAGAACGATAAAGCTATTGATGAGATAAAAAAAGAAATAGCTGAATTAAAGAAAAATAAAGCAGATAAGAATAGAGTAGCGTGAGCAGAGAACTTAAAATAAAAGGTGGATTGAGTGCTGATTATCAACAAATATACATTGGTGATGAAGCAACAGGTTTGTTTATAGATAGTGGTGGACATATTAAAAGTGCTGATATAAAAAGTGAGACAGATAAATTAACCTTGTCTTCTGCTCAGATTTTTATGCAAGATGGTTCAGGGAACAGTTTTACACCTTCTCACAATGACCACATTGCAAATAAGAAATATGTTGATGACAATGCTGGGGGGACATCTTACCATTACACGCATCACCAATGGTACGCCACTGCAACTACAAATGTATATATACCTTTTGCGGCATCTGTTACTGAGACTGCTATGACTGCAGACTCTTTTATAGACGACCAAGTTTGGATAGCCCCGTTTGCAGGCAAGATAGTAGAGGCTAAATTGTATTCAGATAGGGACACAGGGTCTACAGATTTAAAGTTAAGTGTAAACGGCACATTGGGTTCATCTTTATTGTCAGGGGGTGCTGTTAATTGCAGCTCTGATAAAACGGTCTACACATTTACTTGCGACCAGAACAATACATATAGCTCAGGAGATGTTCTTAGGGTTTTTATAGAGAACACTAATGCGCCTTATCAGGCTACAATGTCAATAAAATGGGAAATTAGCTAATGGAAAGAATAGATAAAAACAGCATAGAGGCAGTAAGTGGAAGAGATGAACTAGATCAGTCTAGCCCTGATTATGCCTTGTCTGTAGTTATAGATAAAATTAATGAAATAATTGACTGGATTAATAGTCAGTAGGAGAATAAATGGCTTTAACAGATAAAACAGTAGCATCAACTTACAAGGACTTATTAACACTTAATAATTCCAATAGTGGAGTTGATGGGAATGGGACGGTAGTTCAAGATGGTAATGGGACAAATACTGCATTAACATTAGGGACTAGAAATAGTAAATTTCAACCAGCAACAGACCATACTTCTACATTTCTAGTTGAGAACGCAGCAGGAGATGACATATTAAGAGTAGACACGACAAATAAGCTGGTCAAAGTAAATGAAACTCAAGTAGCCGCCAACACTCAATATTTAAGGTTTTTTGTACACGATTTAGATGTAGATAATGGAACGCATTATGGAGTGCCTCTTGATGGTAAGTACGGAACGAATCCACATCCTAACACAGAAGTTACATTTGGGACATCAACAGATCCATCTGCTGCGTCTATAAGCAATAATGGAGATGACTGGGTTCATTATTTACATTATGTAGATACTAATATAACTGTAGATGCTGTTAATGTTTTAGTAGGAGCAACTGGAGCAACAGGAGATTCTTTAAATTTTCATTTATTAAACTTAGCCACAGGAGATACTACGACAATAGATGAGTGGAGCAGCACTACAGTAGTGGCTGACGATTCAGGCACAAGCAATGCAGGCTATGAGCAGTTTTATAGAGTTGCTTTAAATATACAATCGGCAAATGTCGATGCAGGAAATTATTTAGCATTAACAGTAGAAGGTGATGGTACAAATAGTGATTATAGTATTAACGCTTTAATAAGATACCATTTAAGATAAAAGGAGAAAAATTATGCCAAAAGGTAAAGCAGATTCAGGTTCAGGCTACCATATCACTTCAGGAACAAGGACGAATGGAAATGGTGCGAAGCCTGTATTAGAAAAAACAAAATCAGTTAGCTACAGCGCTACGCAATCAGACCAGATATTCGCAGTCTCATCCGCAGCTAGCTCAGCAACAACAGAGGCTATGCCAAAAAGAGTAGAGATAACAAATTCTGGGAATGTCCCCTTAATGGTTATGGCAGGGTATGAAACATATACAGACGACACGACTGATGGGGTTACGGAATATCTGCATACTATGGTTTTACCAAACGAATCATACTACCCTCCTGTAAGAGGTCTTATTCAGACTGCTGCCGATACTGTTATAGTAGATGGGACTGTAGTAGATAATACCGAAGTTGGGGCAATTCAATATGTAGCTACTACTTGTTTACTTGATGAGGGTAGCAATATAAATGATGCTGTTACTAACTTTACTGTTGATGATGGAGATTTTTTTAGAGCAGGCGATTTAATAAGGCTGGATAATGAAATAATGGAAATTACATCAATATCTACAAACGAGTTATATGTTAGGAGGGCAGTAGATGGATCAGCCGCAGCATCACACAATGATGATGCCCCTGTAAGGCTTCCATTTTACAATGCGTATCACGATTATGATAAATACAGTCGAGCGCAGACAGATTCAGATGGAAAGTTTAAGGCTATGAATTTCTTTGGATTAGGTAGGACAGGTTCAGAAGTTCAAGGAATTACAGCAGGTTCTGTTTCTTTAAAGTTCTATGAGGCAGGACACCAGTCTTTAGGATTGAGTGGTATAACAGGAAATACTCATTCTGGTTTAACTGCTAGCACAACATATTATTTTACAATAGCTGTTGATGGTGGCTCTACAATAGAGATAAGTTTTACAACAGATGCAAGTAATCTTAATTTTGGTGGAAGTAATGGAATTATATCTAAAATACAAACAGCTTTAGATACGCAATTCTATACAGCTGGCAATCTTTTTGAAAAGAAAGTTAATGTTGCAATAGTTGATGGAGATATAAGATTTACATCAGGGCAGCACTTATCTGGCTCTGCTATAGCATTGACTGCTGGAACAAGTGGTGCAGGTGCAAGTGTTAGATTTTTTGCACAAGCAAATGGAAGAATACCAGCACTTGCAAATGTTCCTGATGCAGTAGATGCAAAGCTTCCAGATGACGTTACTTACGATAGAGTTACTTATGCTTCTATAC